TATCAGGTATTTTGTGAGTGGAAGTCAGGCAACATTGAACTGAACCTGCCGAAGTGGGCAGTGAAAGAGATTGTATTCTATAATCATAAAATCTGAAACAAATGAGCGACAATGTACCGGCAGTGAGACAACTGCCAACATATGACGAACTGGTGTCGGGAGACATTGAACTGAAAAACAACCAGGTCGGGGCAAATCTTTTGCTAAACCGTGAGCCGCCGAAAGAATGGTTGAAAGAGCATCCAATGGCAAAGGGCGTAAAGTACCTTCCTATTGAGCGGGTTGAGTATATGCTGACCAGCATCTTTAAAAGGTGGAACGTTGAGGTTCGGCAGGTACAAGTTATTGCTAATTCAGTCGTAGTTACTATCCGGCTTTACTATCAGGACATACTCTCAAATGAGATGCTTTGGCAGGATGGCATTGGAGCCTCTCCGATTCAGACCGACAAAGGAGCTGGGGCAATGGACTGGAACCACACGAAAAACGATGCAGTGATGAAGGCCGCACCATCCGCCGAAAGCTACGCCGTTAAAGATGCTGCCGAAAAAATCGGAAAACTCTTTGGTAAGGATATGAACCGTGCAGACAAAATCATGTATGATACCCTGCCTACTATTGAGAAGAAGGACAAGTTAGAGGACTTGGAAGACGAAACAAACACTAAACAATAAATAAAATGAGCAACATTTCAGGTAAGTTAAATTTGATGCAGTTGAAGGCTGCCATCAGACGCATGGACGGCAAAAATGGTCCGATTGATTGTATTGTTATCCCTATCGAGGCCAATCACTTATTCAGGGGCGAACAGGGCATTTATCTTGACCTCATTGCCTTTGAGAGTAAGGTGAAAAATGAGAAGATCAAAGATACGCATCTCGTTAAGCAGTCACTCCCGAAAGATGTACTTGAAGCGATGACCGATGAGGAAAAGAAAAGTCAGCCTATACTTGGCAATCTTAGGGTATGGGGTGAATACACAGAACAGCCACCGCAGTCTGATATGACCGTGCAGGATGAAATAAGCGGTTTGCCTTTCTGATGATTAAATCCATTGCCATAAAGGAGAAGGACAAGTTCCGGATAGTTAACGACAAGCTGTTCCGCGAAGAACTTGCCCGACTCCCCGGTGGCAGATATGAAATTGTGATCCGGAAGAAACGCCGTATGAAAAGTCAGCCTCAGTTGGGGTATTATTATTCGTGTGTCCTTCCGCACTTTCACCGCGCAGCTATTGACGCTGGATGGGAGTTCGCCAATATTGAAGAACTTGATAATTATCTGAAATCCATGTTCGCATCAAAGGACATAATAAATAAGCACACGGCAGAGATTCTGACCATTCCAGGTCTGAAGCGTGACATGACAACAACTGAAATGATGTTGTTTGTGGATGCAATCAAAGAGTATGCCCTGGAGTTCCTGAACTATCGGATTCCTGATCCGGAACAGCAGACAGAAATTTTTGTCCAGACTTTGAATAAGTGAAATAAAGTTGTATATTTGTCACAGCGAAATTAAATAGAGTATGACTTTAAAATCAGTTTTAACGAATAGCCCTCACAGGCACGCACCCCTCAGGCTGGAGAAACTCAACTCCTACGCACCTGGGGGCTTGCTGTTTGTGGGGGCTTATAAATTATAGCCAATGGAATTAAAGATTCATCCCGATTTACAAAAACACATTTGGCCTTTGCGCCGTGAAGAGTTCAATCAACTTGAAGAGAATATACTTGCCGAAGGAATAAGAGATAAAATTATAGCATGGCGGGGCTACATTGTTGATGGACACAATCGCTATCTTATAGCACAAAAACATAACATTCCTTATGAAGTTGAGGAATATGAATTTGAGGACATTGAGGCCGTTAAGGATTGGATGGATGCGAACCAGTTGGGCAGGCGCAACCTTACAGAAGACCAATGGCAAATAAGCATAGGCAGGAGGTATAATAGAGAGAAGAGGCAAGGCGAAAGAAAAGATTTAACTTCTCGTCAAAATGTCGAGAAGTGGACAAACCAAAATCTTGCTGATGAATACGGTATATCCGCACGAACCGTTGAGCGTTATGCTCAAAAAGCAAAGGACTTTGAAGAGTTATCAAAGACAAAACCAGAACTTGCTCAGTCAATTTGGAGTGGGGAAAAGAGCCTAAAGGAAGTTAGAAAAGACGAAAAGAAAGAAGAGATAAAGGCTGAAAGGGAATTGGCCGCTACTGTTGGCAAAGATATAAATACTGACTTTATTTTTAAATTAGGCGATTTTGAAGAAGTGCTTTCTGATATTCCTGATGGCAGTATTGACTGCATAATAACAGACCCTCCTTATCCAAAAGAGTTTATAGAATGTTGGTCAAAGTTAAGCCGTTTTGCAGCACGTGTATTGAAACCTAACGGGTTTTGTATTGCTTATTCAGGTCAGTATAATCTACCTGAAGTGATTAACAGAATGAGCAAAAACCTGGATTATTATTGGACGTTTTGTGTGTACCATGAAGGCCAGACACAAATCGTTAATGCTGTTAATTTAATATGCAGATGGAAACCAGTTCTGATATTTCAGAATGGCCGGAGTAAGATTTCTAATACTATACAGGATTACTTTATTTCTGAACAAAGAGAGAAGTCTGGGCATGACTGGCAACAGTCAGTTTCCGGTATATCATATCTTATAGATATGTTTACTCATGTCGATGACTTAATTGTAGAACCATTTGCCGGATCAGGCACAACAGTTATCGCTGCACGGAAAATGGGACGGCGGATTATAGCTGCTGAAATAGATGAGGAAACGTATAATATAGCTAAATTCAATATTTATGACAAGACAAAGGAATGATAGTCATAGTACAGAATTTGGTATTTGGCTAAGAGTGCAGCCACAGATTGACAGTTCTTTGGGTTTTTTGGCATCTAATATTGATTATTGTTGGACAAATTATAAGACTGGCGAATGGATGTTTATTGAAGAAAAGCGTTATAATACGGCAATAAAATATTGGCAAAAAAAGCTCTTTAGCATTATTCATAATGTATGTCGTGCGGATAAAAAATACAGAGGATTTCATTTACTTGTATTTGAAAATACATCACCTGAAGATGGCAAAATATTTCTTGACAATAAGGAGATATCAAAGGAGCAGTTGTTGAACTTTTTATCTTTTAAATTATGAAAGACCCTGCCGTTTTATTCTACTTCCAAGACTTTTTAGTCGGCACGGAGTTTATGTGCGATGAAGATTTGTTTATTAAATAATAATATATTATATTTGTTGCGTAGTTAAATCGATTTGTATGATGATAGCAATCAACAAAAGTTAAATATACGGCTCCTCTCCGGGAACCTTCCTGTTCATACAGATCGGTTAACTACACCCCGGAGTTGGAGCCTTAATTTGTGTAGTTATGAATATTAATGAATTAGGTGACGATTTTGTGGGGTGGAAAACTCCGAATACTTATGACGAGGATTTTTCTTCTCCACCACCAAGATCGGGAGTGTATATGTTAGTGGGTTTAAATGACGATGAATTTAAACGCCGTGAATTATTGTATATCGGAAGTGCAAAATCATTGGCTATACGTTATGAGAAACATGAAGTGCGAAGAGTTTTGCAAAATATATATAAACGTGTAGAGTTTTGGTTTCATGAAGTTGATTTATATCGTAATCGTGAAAAGGAATTAATTAAAAAATACCAGCCTAAATTCAATACACAATGGCGTTAAGAGATCAACCATATTTGCCGCTTTACGTTCAGGATTTTTTAACTGATGAAAAACTGATCGAATGTTCGGCTTCTGCTACTGGAGTTTATATACGTGTAATGTGTATTATGCACAAATCTGATCCTTATGGAATGATTTTGCTTAAGCAAAAAGACAAGCAAACCTCAAGCACGATCCAAAATTTTGCTTTAAAGTTGATTAAGAGTTTGCCTTATGATTTGGATGTCATTAAATCTGGTCTTGAAGAATTAATAAATGAGGATGTTTTACAGATTGAGGATGATAAATTGATACAAAAGCGTATGGTTAAAGACTTTAGCATATCAAATAAACGTGCTGAAGCTGGTAAAAAGGGTGGAGAGAAAACACAATCTGCTAAAGCAAAAGACGAAGCAAAACATCAAGCAAACTCTGAAAATGAAAATGAAAATATAAATATAAATAAGGAGTGTTTATTAAAAGAAAGAGAGACTGAATTTAAAGAATCAGTAAAACAATATTCAAATCAGTATCCCGTTAATATGCTAAAGTCCTTTTGTGATTATTGGACTGAACCAAACAAATCCAAAACAAAGATGAGATTTGAATTAGAAAAGACATTTGAAATCAGCCGAAGGTTAGCGACCTGGGCTTCTCGTGACAAGGCGTTTATTAAAACCGAACACGCGCAATCTGAACCTGCATATTATAAGCCCCTTCCTAAGCTATGAATCCAGAACAAGCAATATTATCCTGTATGCTCAATGATATTGTCATTGCTAAAGAAGCAGTATCACGTTTAGAAGTTTATGATTTTGTTGATGACAAGAACCGGAAGATATTTAATGCTATCCAAAGAAACATCGCTGACGGAGTTATACCTGAGATAATAACCGTAACCAGGCATTGTAAAGAATTAGCAGTTTATATTACTGAGCTTTCATCTGAGCTTTCATCTACGGCTAATTACCAGGAATATATCTCTATTCTGATTGAAGAGGGAAGTGTCCGGAGGTTTCATGAGAGTGCGGCACATATCGTAAACTTAGGCACTATTGAAGAAATCATTGAAAGAATAACCGAAGAATTAAACTTTGTTGAAAATAGGCTTTGCGGAGTTGAAGATTATTCGACTGAAAAGACCGTAACTAAATCACTTATATCTTTTGAAGAACGTGCCATTGGTAAGAACCCAGGCATAAATACACCGCTTCCGAACCTCACGAATTATACCGGAGGATGGCAGCCTTCGGATTTGATAATCATTGCCGCCCGTCCGTCGGTAGGGAAAACGGCCTTTGCTCTGGCTTGTGTTCAAAGTGCTATTGAGCAGAATAAGTCAGTCGTATTTTTCTCATTGGAGATGGCGAGAGAAAGATTAATGGATAGGATAATTGTCGGTTATTCTGGTGTTGATGCTATCAGGTATAAACTTGGCAAACTTGATGAACGCGAACGCGGTTTAGTTTATGATGTAGCCGACGGTCTGAAATCAAAGCATATCATAATAAATGACCGGGGATCAATAAGCCTGACCGAAATAGAAGCCTTTGCAACGGCGCGACGTAAAGAAAAGAAATGTGATTTAATCATTGTGGATTATCTTCAACTGATGAAAGTCCGTTCTGACAGAAATAAGACCCGCGACGGAGAGTTGTCTGAGATCAGCCGAGGATTGAAGATGCTGGCTCGCGATCTGAATGTTCCGGTCATTGCCTTATCTCAACTTAATCGCCAGGTGGAACAACGCGGGAATAAGAAACCAATGCTTTCTGATCTTCGGGAGTCTGGTGCTATTGAACAAGACGCTGACATTGTTTTGTTGCTTTACCGCGCAGCTTACTACGGAGAAAAGGAAACTATTGTTGATGGGCGTAATGTATCGGCAGTGGGCGTAGGAGAGGTCATAATTGCCAAACATCGTAACGGCAACGTAGGATCAGAGTTTTTTAGCCACAACGAAAGCATGACACGAATAACTGAATATCGCGCACAACCAGACCTGACAATAAATAACTATTATGAAACTGAACCTGTTTTTTAAGCCCCGCCTCTCCCGTCGCATGGCACGGCAGTTGGCAAAGAACTTAATTTTGAGGCTTGACATTGAAGAATTAGTCGAGCATCCTGAGAGTGCAAAGTCCGCAGAGATACGTGCAAAGTACCTTGCAGAGATTGAACGCAGAAACGAAAACGATTTGAGCGCAAAGATATAAAGGAGTAAACTACCCACAAACTAAAGATTTGTGGGCTTTAGACGTAGAATAGCTATCATGTATAGGACACGACAACAATTCCCATCTTTCATGGGTGTTTACATACCCCCATGTAGCAATGTTGAGAGCAGCATTAACATCTGCATCAGCAACGTTGCCACAGTGTACACAACGGAAGTGCTTGCCGTGCCTAATGCCAATGTGACCGCATTCATGACAAGTCTGCGAAGTATATGCAGGAGGGATGGCGGTGATTTGAACGCCATTCACCTTGCACTTGTATTCAAGGAAAGAACGGAGCTGATAGAAGTTCCAGGAGTTACTTCTCCTACGGAACGCCTTGCTGCGTTTCTTGGAGTTCATACCCCATCGGATATTCTTCAAGTCCTCAATGGCAATGCCTTTGTGCTCATTCTTTGCTTTCGCTACGATTTGCTTGCTTATGCGGTGATTGACAATAGTGGCGAATCTTCTCTCACGTCCTTTCAACCGTTTCAACAACTTATGACAGTTGCGAGTGCCTTTGGACTGAACAGAAGCTCTCACTTTGTTGTATCTATTTCTTATGTCTTTGACTTCATCGGAAGATATATTAGTTCCGTCAGACAGGGTAACAATATCGGTAAGCCCCATATCGACACCAAGGAAATCCTCGGCAGCTTCTTCCTCCTCGTCAGGAATATCTATCGTTTGATACAGATAGAACTTCTCCTTGACAAGAACAAGGTCTGCTTCGCCTTTCGCATATTGCATGAGTTGTGGGCGATAGCAAGTATATGCGATTTTTTCACGACCGCCGATAAGCGAAATGGAACAAATGGATTTTGCGGTATTATAGGAAAGAACACGGCTATCATAAGTGACAGCTCCGAACTCCCTAAAGTGTCGTTGCTTCTTCTTGTCAAGCTTGTATGCGTCCGCAACCTTGCTGATTGCACGTACAACGAGCTGGGAGGAAAGATGGTATGTTTCCTTGATAGGATAATATGTTTCTTTGTGCAGATTGAATTGCTTGAATACATGACGCTCCCACGCTATCTGAGAGATAGTGTTACAAGCCTCGTTGAAAACACTGAAGGTTTTTTTCAGTATAACGGCTTGTTCGTCAGTTGGAAGCAGTTTAATCTGCAAAGTCAATTTCATATCACAAAGATACAAAATAGTTTCGAGATATTCAAATATTTGAAAGAAATAATTACGTTAAATCAAACAAAAGAGGGAATAGTGGTTCAATTCCTCCCAGAAGCTAAAGACTTCTGGGTTTCCTTGAACCAAGTTGTATGAATAAATTGAAAGAAGATAAGTGGATTGAGCATGTGGTGATAAAGCTGCGATCCGAGGGACTGAATAGGCTGTCATATACTACAGAAAAGGCTATATCCTTTCTTCAGGATTGTGTTGCAGGGCAGAGGTTAATCGGTACACTTATTCGTAATGAATCAAAGGTAATAAGTATGCTCCCCGGTGAAGTAATGCAACAAAAGTTATTCTGATGAGACCACTTTCTGAGAAGCTCCGTTATATTTTACTTCGCGGCAATCTAATAAAGCAGGGTGACGAGTGGGTATGGATAGCCGCTCCGGATACGCGGTGTGTCGTGCGTGAGATGAGATGCGGTTCAAAATGGCAGTTAGTCGAGCAGATTTATGATTTACTGAAAGGGATAATGGCATGACCAGACACGTGCGGATTTATATGGATTACTTTGGATACGGGGAACAGGATGTTATCCTTTGCGAGGTATGTGGGCAACGGGCAGTTGATATTCATCATATTGACGGGCGGGGCAAGGGAAAGGACGTTATCTCAAATCTGATTGCCTTGTGTCGCAAGTGCCATAATGCCGCACATGGATTAGAGAAAACATATTTACATAAAGATGT